AAACTAAATTAAGTGCCATATCTTCTTCGTTGTCGAATACCCCGTAAGAAGTACCTCCAGCGCCGTAAGAATTCATTGAAGCTAACATGTCATCTATTGCTAGAGCAGTTGCTCTGTTAACAAACATCATGTTTTCTTCAATAGCACCTTGAGAATCAAACTCAGCTAAGATAGCGTCAAATTCTGCTAAATCAGTAGCAGCACTAACACCAGTAACACCAGAAGTCATATTACCTCTAGTCTCTATAGCAGAGAATAAACCTTCTGTACCAAAAGTATTACCTACGGCTCCAAATAACTCACTGTCAAGTAATGTAGAACCAGGAGTACCGTTAACAGATTCAATCATTGCCATTTCAACGTAGTCAGTAAATCTAGCTCTAGTATCACCTTCAGCTTTTAAATACCACATGTAACCAGATTGACCATCTTCACCAGATACTTCAACCCAACCAACTTGAGATGCATCAGATCCTGATACAGCATATTTATCTTTTAAGATAATTGGCTTGTTAGAGAATGAAGTAAACTGTGGTTCGTTTTGACCAGTTCTACCGTTACCACCTTTAGCATACTCAGATCCAATAACTAATACTCTAAGAGCTGAACCTGTAGTTTCCGTGATACCAGCAGCTGTAGCTGTGTTAGCTCCGTAGAAACCAACAGAGATACGACCTGTAGTATCGGCTACTGCTGTTACAACACCTCTAGTAGTAGTGTTAGAGTCAGCCATTAAAAGGATGTCATTAACTCTAATACCGTGGTCATTGTCAGAATAAACGTTAGTACTCTGGTTGCCGTCAATATCAGATACAATAGTAATCGTACCACCGGCAGTAGTGTCTACTTTTTGTGAAACGTGAGACATTGTTGCTATATATGATAGATGTAATCTACCTTGTTCAGACCAAACAACTTGATCAGCTGTCATAGCCTCTTCAGCTCCTACTTGAGCAAGAAATCCTGAGATTGTTCTGTTTCCAAAAACCTCAGCTTCTTTCTCCATAAGATCTGGTAAATACTGCTGCGCCCAACCTGCTGTTGCCGCTGCTGTAAAATCGATGTAATTTGAAGCTAGTGCCTGCTGTAATGGAGCTGGAACACTATTCAAACTACCTCCTGCTGTAATTGCCATAATTTTGTAATTTTAAATTGTTATTTATTTTTTTTGATTTTAAACTTAAAGTCTGGAGAAGTATCGCCTAACGCTCTTACTTTAATGCCAGATTGAACAGCCCCACTATGTGATTGGCGTGGATCCATACTAACATTTTTAGATTTAGCAATACTTTCTTTTAAAGCATCAGCTCTACCTTGTTCGTAAAAGTGATTTGCAATAGCATCAGAGTTCATAGCTGTAAACAAACCCTTATGGTAACCACTAGCATTTTCCATTTGATTATTTTCGTTAAGAAACTTTCTTACAAAATTATTAATGTCGCTTTGTGTTGTTTTTACTTTTTCAGCATCACTAACGTTATATCTAAACCTTTTGTCTCCAATTTGATATTCAAATCCTTTGAAATCATTATTAAAAACTTGATCAGTTTTTTCTAAAAACGTTGATTGTGCCTGCTCATGGCTCTTCTGTCTCTCTTGTGACTCGTTGAAGAATTGAATGGCGTTTTGTTGCTCTTCAGTGAGCTTAGACCCCATTTTAATATCTTCGTAGTATTTGGACTTTAGCCCGTCCAGGTGGCTTTTAGCGCTGGCAACTTGCTCTTTTAACGCTAATTTTTTTCTTTTCACATCTCTTTCGTCATCTATCTTTTCGTCCCAATCAAAACTTTCTTGTACTAAAAAGTTTATTTCATCGTCATTTAGATGTGGTTTTGTATCTTTGTAATATGACCTAAGCAAATCATCATCACCATAGTCTTCGTAATTTCTATTTAAACTCATGTAGTCATTTAAATCACCACCAGTGTCTTTCATAAAATCAACAACTTTTTGTATACCCTCTGGTAATTCTGGTTGTTTTGGAGGCTCTGGCTTTACTGGTTCTTCATTTGTAATTTCAACTATAGGTTGTTCTTCAACTTTAGTTTCTTCAACAATATCTTCTGTTGTTTTTGTTAAATCCACTTTAATTGGTTCTTCTACGGTTTTTTCAACCGGGTTGCTTACGTCTACTTTAACAACTTCTGGTGTTTTTTTAAATTTCTTAGGTTTTTTCTTTACTTTTAGTTTTTCGACTTTTTCGTCTACTTTTGGTTCTTCAACCTTATTTTCTTTGTTTTCTTCCATAATATAATATAATAATAGTTAATAAATTTTTACATACCCATCATCCCTGCTAATGGGTCTATAGCCCCCATCCCAGCACCCTCTTCTTGAAAGTTTTTAGGTGGAGAATCATTCTTTCTTTGGTCAATTAATTCTGACTGTTGAGTTGCTTGTATTTTTGTTCTTTCGTCTTTTCTATCTTCCTTACCATCTTCTTTAGCTTTCATAGCATCGGCCTCTAGCTTTGCTATTCTAATTTTAATTTCAAACTCGTGATCCATTAATTGTTTTTTAAGCTCTGTTTCTTGCATCATTCTTTCTGACTCAAACTGTGCTTTAATCTTTTCTAATTCTTGCATAGATTGAGATTCAGACTGCTTTTTCTGTATTTCCATTTGAGCAGCCGCTTGTTGAGACTGAGTATTCGCTTGTGCTTGGGCTAGAATATTCTCTTGTTGCATTTTTTGATCTCTTTCTAGCTTTTTCTTTCTTCGTATTTTTAATAGTTGATTTGCTAGTTTAACACTTTTTATCTCTCTAAGATCAATAGCATCTTCTATGTCTAAAGTTTGTTGAGCTAACGCTGCTTGAATATTGTTTTCAAGTAATTGTTTTTCTTCTTCATCAGGGGCTAATTCAATAAATATACCAAAATCATAAAGATGTAATTCTGACATTTCTTTTAGTGTAGCCACATTGTGAGCACCAATTTGTTGTATAAAAGCTTCTTTTGTAGGAGAGTATTCTATAATATCAGATATTCTAAGAGATAAAGCCTCACATACCTCTGTTGTTATAAATAATCCAGCTTGCAATATATGTCTTGTTGCTGTGTTAGAATTTGCCGCTGCTAGCTTTTGTACACCAACTAAAGAATATTTATCAGGCATAGCACCATCTCTAGCTTCATTTAATCCGGTCACGTCTCTTATCATCTGTAAGTAATAATTGTAAGTTTGAATCAAACTTTGCATTTTAGCACCACCATTACTTGATTGAATTTCCTGAATAGGAATTTTACCAGGATTCATATCACCATCAGAAGTCATTGATCTACCAATAACACTACCTGTTTGGAAAAACATGTTTAATGCTTCTTGTGGATTATAATTAGTACCATTACCTAAATCAACTTCGGCTAAACCGTCAGCGTCTAAGTAAACACCATCTGGAACCATTCTTGATAATACTTGCTGCAACTTAAGATGGGTAAGTTGAATCATGTCTGCAAAACCAGTTATTCTACCAACTAAAGATTCTATTTTACCGTTATACATTCTAGGGGCAACAATAGTGTAATTCATTTTAACTTTAGTAAAATCACTTTTTGGTCGCATCATATTCTGTGCTATCTCCCATTTAAGAAGTTTGTCACTACCTAATATCATGGCGCCTTCAAACAAAACTTCTACACATCTTTTAAGCGCGCTATACCCACCCTCTTTTTCTTCTGGTGGATTAAATGTATCATCTTTTTCGATAGCTTTATCACCTCCACTTCTAGTTTCTTTCATTTTATAAACCTCATTCATATGGGTTTTATAATTAAAATAAAGTACAGAAACCTTATTAGTGTCATCATCGTGATCATCGTTTCTTAACCTATAAGTACCTTTACTTCCACCTCCTTGAGATATTATCTCCTCTAGATTCTCATGAGTTAAATCTGGGAATTGCTTTACCAGTTCATTGATTGGTATTTCTTTAACCTCACCAACATAGTAAATATCTTCAAAATATGGAGAATCAGTATACGAGTAGACAATATTAGCTGGGTCAACATAGTCTATCTTAACACCTTCGCTAGGGTTAAAGGTTGTTTTTACCGCTCCAATACCTAAAACAGCTAAATCATAATAAAACTGCTTTTTTGTTAGTTCGTATCTATTGCCCTCTAGCAATACATTAATAGCTTGCTCTTCCGCAACCTCTACCGCTTGCTTATATGTAAGCTGCATGTGTAAATCTAATTCTTGTTCTGATGCTGGTATTTGAGATTTGTCATTTTCATTAAGAGTTATTCCTAATGTTTCTTCAACTAATTCATTTAAACTCTTTGTTTGGTAATCACCAAGTAGTGATTCCATGTACTCAGTCCTTTTACTTACGCCATGTGGATCTTGGGAATAAGCTTTAACGTCATACATTCTTTCTGCTATACCATTTACAACTATATCTACAAATTTAGGAATAATTGGAACAGGCTTCCAATCTAAATTTAAATAGGACAAATCACCATTAATTGATAACTCATCCTTATATTTTTGTACAGATTGCTCGCCTCTAGCATACAATCTTAAATTATGAAAATTATTGAGTGCGTTTAAGTATCTATTATTATAAGTACCATTAGCAAACCATTCGCCAGCAATAGCTTTACCAACCTCTAAACCATATTCTCCAGTCATCTTTTCTAGATCACTTACAACTTGACTTGGAAAACTACCTGTATAACCCGCTTTTAACATATTTATTGTTTAATTATTTTAGACATATTACCAGTATTCGTATACTTAGCTATGTTTATATTTAATTTTTGTCTTTCAATTTTTGCATTTGGCGCATATAAATGTCTATTACAAGCCATTATAGCTAAACCAGAACTTATCGCAGCGTCAAATTTAGTTCTTTTATTTATATCAAATCTAGCCCAATCATTTAAAGTGTTATTAAAATACATTGTGCCATAATTACCATTAGTTTGTAAACCAACCTTATCTTGTATATACATTTCTATTGCCGCCGCGTGAGCTTGTTTTATATCTTCACTAGAATTCGGTATACCACCAACCTCTTTTTCAGCATTAGATAATTTATTCCAAGTTTTATCTGGTCTATTCATTGAGTAACCCCTGTAACCTCTTCTTCTTAAATAATAAAGAAGTCTTGGTTTGTTATTTTCTGCTAATAATGGCATTCCATAAAATACTAAAGCCATTAATACGTCTTCAAAAAATATCTCAGCGGTTTGCGGTCTAGCTATATATTCTAAGAAAAAAGAACTAGAAGGTGCTTCTTCCATTGAAAATTTAGTTAAACCGTGCAAAGCCCCATTAGATCCTCTTCCGTCTACTGTTCCTGATATATCATAACTATCACAACCAAAAGCGCCTACGTGTTCGTTGCCTGGATATCTAATACCATTTTTTAATATAACTTTATTTTGCAAGTGCATTGGTGGTACCCAACTTATATTAAACCTACCCTTGGGATCTGGATAAAATATTACTTGAGAATCTTTAATACCATTCACCCACTGAAAATTACCTTTAGATATAACAGCACTATTACCTATGCCATCGTTATAATCTATCTGCTCGTATATTTTAACAAGATTAAAAATAGAGTTTTTAGTCTCGTCTCTAAACGCATGTTCTTCTGTTCTAGGAAATTGGCGATAAAACTCGTTTAAAGCATCTTGATCATCTCTTAAGCCATCAACTTCATTTTGCCAACTGTCTATTACACCTATATCTATTAATTCACCGTCTGGGGCAAGCACATCTGCGTCAGGAGTAGTGAATACTGGAACTCCGTACTCATCAATAAATCCCTCGTAGTTCCACTCCATTGGGATAAACAAAGAGTATAAACCAGACTTTGTCTGACCATTTCTATTTCGCTTAGTGACATCTGATGCATTGTATAATTTTTTAAAGTTATCACCTCCTTTATCTAAAGCATTTGAAGTACTACCCATCATACACTTACCAACTATTCTACTACCTAATCTTAAACAAGTTTTTGTAACTCGCCAATTATTTAGTATATTATCAGGTCTCTCCCATTTACCGCTCTCATCATGTACAAGTAAATTAAGTTTTTCACCATCATAACTATTGTCTCCTGTATTTTTCCAATCAATAGTTGTGTCTAATCCTTGTATATCTTCAAGCTGTTCGTTTGACGTAATTTTCTTTCTCGTAAACTTGCTAGCAGGAACTCTGTAGGCCAATTCGGATTTTGGACGATCCATCCCATCTTGGATAGGTTTAAAAAAGAAAGGATAATTAATCGATATAGGAACGACTTTATCAGTAAACATTTTTTTAGCATCAGCACCTGTTTTAGATAGTATACCATATCTACTATCACTTGAAATAGTAGCTAAATTAACTGTTTCGGCAGAACTCATAAAAGAAAATCCAGAACGTCTGTTTTTAAGATAACACATTCCGTAGCATCTTTTGTCTGCCTTGCAGGCTTCCCAGAATATATAAAACAATCTATTTGCTTCTCTAAAATCTGGCGCACCAACATCAATTTTACTCCACTGCAAATACATGTAGTGCGTTCCCACTATATAAGTTGGTTTACCATTATTCATAAACCAAAAACCTTCTTCTCTTCTTCTAAATTCTTCGTCGATATAATCGAACCATTGTTCTTTGTTTTCCTCAGGATAACTTCTCCAGTCAAATATATTTTTTATCCTACTTAATTCTTTAGGATACTCTTGTTTTACCCATTTGTTTTTGGGGTGCAGATACACTTCTTTCGGTTCACGCGGCAGCCCAATTCGCAAATTTTGAATCTCCAATATTTGTCCAATTTGGCCAGTTTTTGAGATAACCACGATGTCATGTTCTTTATCATATCCATATTTCCATTTTTTAGATTTATTAAGACGACTAATAGTTGTCTTTTTAATAGGTTCAATTATTTTAACTAAACTTTGCTCGTACATTATTTAGATCTTCCTTCTGCGAATCCTTTAAAGACTGTTTCTTTTCTCTCTTCAGGTGCTTTTCCCTCCAAAAGGTTTTCTTCTTCTTGAATTCTGTTAAGTATTTCGAATGCGTCAAATATAGCTAATTTTTTAGTAGCTGCAGCGTTCTTCAATCTATCTGCTGATATATCATCGTCTGAATCTACAATAGGTTCTTTTGCAACTTTAATTAATTCATCTACCGCTTTCCGCCCAGCTTGGATTATATTCTTCTTCGTCTCCTTGATATTCATATTTAATTGTAATAAAATTAGATAAAACTCTATATAGTCTTTCGCTATCTACTATAAACTCGTATTCGCTATTTGGTCTAAAACCAATTAGCTCTCCAACTCCAGCGGTACCGTCGGAATATTTAACTATTCCTTGTAAAGGTTTTTCTGATTCAATATTAAATTGATCTATAGCTTTTAAAGGTTTTACAAAACAATAACCTTTTGGAGCCATCCATTTTTTATCTCTTTTATATAAAAAGATTTGATCATGATTTATAAAATAAGTATCTTCATTAAAGAAGCTTCTACTATTTTTTTCGACACCTTTTATATTGTGCCATCTACGAAAAACATTGTGATGCACAACAATTGTATCCCCTGGTTTTATGTCTGTATCACCAATGATTGGAGTTGATATAACTATTGCTTCTCTATTTACATATTGGTGATTAAATATTTCAGTATTAAGTATTAATTCTGAATCTCCAATTTTTTTCTTATTATTATATCTTTCCCCTTTTGGCTTTACAACAAAGTTGTAAACGCTTTTCATTAGTACTCTAGATTGTACTCTACAGATACCGCCATATTCTTATTAAAGTCTTTCCAAGGTAACACATCTTTATTTTTTTTGATATAAACTGAATACTTATCTTCTTCCTCTATTATATCTGAAATAGTATGTCCACCATAAACCTCTTGACCAACAGCATAGTGCATTGCGTCATTTTTGTAGTCTTTACCTACACTAATCTTCCTTATTAACTTCGCCATTTTTTGGATAATTTATAGAACCATCTTGAATATTAATATCATCAGTACCGTACTCATCCTTAAGCGTAGATTGTAATAATGTTAATTTATCTTGTTTTCCAGCTAAATCGTGTAAATAGTTATGCTGTGTAGATGTTATTCTACCTAATTCTAAGTATATTTTATTTATTTCACTAACAGCTCCTTGTATTTCTGTTAAATGATTTTCACTTACTTTTTCAGGTTTAATACCTTTAAGTTCTTTGATTTTTTTTGTTGTATTTTTTGCCATTTTATTTAATTTAATTTAATTTGTTTTTTTATCTTTCAAACCCAAATATACAGGTTACAGGTGTTGCGTTTACAAATTCATCTTCATCAGCTATATTTGTACCACCAGCTATTGCAGCGTTTAATGTTATGTTCGTTGCTGTCATAGAGGCAATAGTACCTATAGCCGTATCAACATCGTGTATATATACTGTATCTCCAACGTTAAACGCTTTTCTTGGGTCTACTGTTTTTGTTGTTAAACTTGTAGCAGAATCACTTGACTCAGCGCCATCTTTTAGAACGCCCGTTGAAAAGTCAATTGCCCCACCACAAAACGCCGCTACGTATATAGTATCATACCCAACGTTATCTCCACTATCAACTTCACCTGCTAATATAAGTGGAAGCGTGCCACCATTTGCACCTCCATAATTAGAAGTAAAATAATCTCCAAATTCTCCACCTACTGTAGCTGAGGACGTTCCCTCTACTTTTGCAAAACCAATAAAGTGTAATGGTAGTTCGAAACATGCTGTTTGAGGACCGTTTTCTTCTCCAAGTGTTGTTGGTGCTACGCCATCAACTGTTTTAGCAAATACAAACTCTATATCAGAATTTACTTGAAC